GCTCGGCGTTCCCGGCGTGGGCAGAGAATCAGAGCGCATGACCATCGACAGCGTGGTGCCGTTGGCCTGGAAGAACACGCCGTTCTGGGTGTTGAAGTACCCCACACGCTGCCGGATGTTGGCCGTGGGCGTGTTCATGGCGAAGGTGGCAAGCACCAACAGCCCCTTGCCCGGTTGGTAGGACATGGAGCGGAATGTCTGCCGCACTGCCTGCGAGTTGGTGGTGCTGTCCACAGACATCAGCACCGTAGATTCGTTGCTCAGGAACGTGGTGGATGCGCCGTTGACCGTGCTCGTGTCAAACTGATTGTCCGGGGCGTAGCGTTGCTGAGAATCGAAGAGCGTGTAAGGCTGACTGACCCGCAACCGCCCAAAGGCATCCGTGTTGGTGCCGCCGATGGAAATAGGAATTGGAGATGGCGTCGTCACGATGGCTCTCAGTAATGCATCCAGGCGGTTGAAGTACAGGCGCAGGACGTTGTTTAACTGCTCGTGGTAACGCGACTCGTAGTCCCGTGGGGCCAGGGGCAGATTAGGTGGCGGCGGAACGGAGACATCTTCAATGAGGAAGCTCATCTACGGCCATCCTGACGAATATCGATCCGCGGTGCGCCAAGCTGCCACGTCGTGCCCAGCTGGTTGGAGTCGATCTTGAAGATCATCTGCCGCCCACGCACGCGGGTGTAAATCTGCCCGGTGAACTCCTCGGTAATCACGTAGGTGCTGCCCTTGACCACCGGCTGCCCCGCGCTGTTGATGCTGCCTGAGCCCGAGTTGTACAAGCCGTAGAGCGTCATGTTGACGGTGGGCGATCCTGCGGTGGAGTTCTCAAACGTGATGTCCGGCAACATCCGCCACACGAACCCAAAATTGTGGCCATCGCCGATGTCGAACTCCGACGATGAGATGTTGGCCAGGATCGGAGCGGGCGTTCCCGTCTCGTTGTCATCCAGGCCCTGCTCGTGGTTGACGATGTTGTGGTTGTAGGTGGCCGCAATCGGGAAGTCCCGCAAGCCCGAATCAAGCCACGCGGTCCGGGCCATCGTGCCGTAATACCAGATGCGCTCAAGGTAGTTGTAGACCACGTAGCGATCAACGGAAAAGGAGTTTGCTGAGCAGTAGAACCACCAGACCTCGTTGAAGCCTTCGTTCGTGCCTGCAAAAACTTGCGCTGCTTGGGACTGATTGAAATCACCAAACACGTAGCGGCGCACATCGCAGGGAAGCGTCTGCACGCGGCCGTCGTAGGCGTAGAACTTGTCCACGCCCATCCAATACACCACGCCCGAAGCGATGGCCACGGCATTCGGACCTTCAACAGAAATGTTGTCGCCCAAAAGCTGCGCTCCCCAAACCAATGGGGCACCCAAATACTGCAGCGAGTACAGCGCAGAGTCCGTAAACACCACAATTTCTTGACGAGCCTGAATCGACGTGACGATCTCTGAGCCGTGAGACAGGCGCAAGCTGCCTGCTTGGTTGGTGGCCACCGGCGTCCAGTTCGCAGCGTCTTCCTGGTCCGACCACCGAATCAGCATCGGGTCAATCGTGGACGCGCCGTAGTCGTTGCACCCAAAGGCAAAAACAAACCGGCTGATGTCCGAAACAAAGATGGCATTCTGTACAACAGGAACGTCTGATGCGCCGGGTAACGTATTCAGATTGACTCCGCGCACACCGATGCCCGTCGTAGCGTCCCAGTAGTAAATGCCCCCGCCGCGCGGACCGAAGACCAAATCCTCGCCCCAGTTGGCTTGGTTCCACAACTGCAAGGCAGAAGTGGTCGTACTGCCCGCGCCCCACGGACCGTATCCCCAGGGACCTGCGCCCCAGCCTGACAACGGGATGGCAAACGCGGGACCGGTGTTGATTTGATACGCAGCCACCACCGCCGCGCCACCCCCGGGCGAGCCGGCAAGCGCCGTCGCATTGGGCGTTACCGAAATCTGGATGGTGTAGGTATTGAGGTCTATTACGGTGACTTGGAACTCTCGGTTCAGCACCGACGCGGTCACATTGGTGCCGAGGCCCCCGATATCCGTGGCGCCGCTAAAGGTCACAAAGTCCCCCGTCACGCAACCGTGTGCGGTGTCAGTCACCGTGACCGTGGTTGAGGCGGTCAGTGCGAAGGGATTGTTGTTGATCGTGACCGTTGCGCGCAGCGGCGTGATGTCGTTGTAGGCGCCGCCACGCTCAATGTAAAACTTCAGGTTGGTGCCAACACCAAGCAAGTTTTCGTTGCTCAGCGTCACCCAGTTCCACAGCGAACGGCACACCCCCAGAAAGGTGTTGATCGAAATCCGCTGCCAGCCGCCAATTTTTTCGGGCGTGCCTTGACGGAACCGAACCTTGTCGCAGTCATACCACCCGCCTTCGGTGGTGTACCGCGTGTTCTCGCGGTTGACTCCGGGCTTGAACAGGATTTTCTGGAGCGGCATAGCGGTATTTTCCTGTCAAGACAGAAAAAGGGCAATCTCGGCTTCACGGCGTTTTACCAGACCCGGCAGGACTTTGCCACCACCCATCGTCCACTGGCGGAAAGCGTCTGCCGCTCCGTTCCAGTCGTCCCGGTTGGCCCGCATCCTGATCTGGCTGCGCTGGAGGTTGCCTAGCCCTGCATTGAAGGCAAAACTGACCAGAGCGTCAAAGCTGCCTTGACGGCCAGATACGCCGGGAACAAGTCGAAGAACACCACGTTCAAAAGTCCCGACATCATCACGGAATAGTTCGTCGATCTCCGTCTTAGTCCAGACACGGCTGTCCTCCGGCTTCAGGGGGAACTCGTTGCGGAGCATCCCGGTGTAGCCTTCCTTGCGGATGACCGGGAGCCTGATCTGCTCTTGGTACAGGACATGGCCGTAGCCAATCGTCCAGATGTGGGCAGGGCAAAGGTAGGGTTTACTCCTAAACCCCTCATACTTGTGCATGAGGTCTTCGCCCGCCTTGCTCAGTTTCACTTCTTACTCCACTGGCGCGACCCGAACCAGTAGCCAATGATGCCCCCGAGGATCGCCATCTCGTCGGCGGAGAAGATCAGATCAGAGTACAGGATGATGTCGTCCATGCTCTGGATCAGATTCGGGTGGTTCCACAGATACCACGCCATAAAGGCGTTGATAGCCACCAGCTCAAAGACGAAGATGTAGGTGACCGTAGGCCGGACGGTGCCGGTGTAGTTCACCACCCACCGGGATGCCTTGTCCATAATCTTCTGGTCGTGGGCCAGAGCCGCCTCGGTCATCCGGGCGTCAGTCTCCATCGCCACCTGCTCGGTGCGAATCTCCTCCATCCGGGCCTGGGCGGCAAAACCTGCTGCGGCCAGTTGAAGTTCGCGCTCGGTCTGAACCTGGGCTAGGCGCAACTCATGGGCTTGGTCTGCCTTGTTCTGGAAGTATTCAAGCAATTTGGGCAAGCCCGAGAGCAGCAAGCCCCCGAGGGTGGAAAGAAGCGACAGCATCTCAGGCTCCTAGAGCAAAGAAGAACAAAAGCACCCCAACCGCCCCCACGCCGATGGAGGCGTAAAACAGGCTCAGGGTGACGGCCAAGATGGCGGCAGAGGACAGGACGATGGCCAGTTGCAGCGCCATGCCGGAGTAAGAGTAGTAGGAAGACTTGGCCTTGGCAGCATCCCGTTTGGCTTCAGCAGCACGGGCCTTTTCCATGATCTCGTCCATGTCGGCGCGTTGCTTGGTGGCCTTTTGTTCGTTGTTGGTGACCTCGTAGATGGTCGCCCGGACATTCTTGGCCTGATACCACGCCCACAGGTTGTTGGACTCTATGGTTCCGTTGAGAACCGCAGAGGAGTTCCTTCCGGCAAAGTAATTTGTAACAGCAAGGAGTAGAGCAAGCAGGCTAATAGAAACCGCAGCAAGAGCCTTGACATGGGCCTCCCTCTCTGAACGGCTTGCGCCTTCCGGCGGCTTCCTGAAACTCATTGCTGTACCTTGTCGAGTAAGTAGTAACCCACCCCAATCAGGGCGGTTGCTACGAAGGCAATCCCTGCCCCGTACTTCACGTTGAGCATGAACTCCTGCTGCCGAAGGCGATGCTCACGCTCTTTTTTCTCGCGCTCCTTCTTGAGTCGGATGCGCTCCATGATCATCTCGTTGTAAACGCTCTCACCGTAGTGAGCGACGATCAGAATCTTGAGTTCGTACTCCTGCTTGATCAGTGCCTGCTTGTGCATCGTGATCTGCAAGGCTTCCTGCTCAACGCTGTCGTCATGCAGCAGCCGCTTGAAGACTGAGGGCTTTTTGTTGGCCTTCTCGTTGGCTAGGCGGTTGAAATCCCCGAAAGCGCCGTACCACTTGCCGATCTGACCAGCAACGTCCTGTATCTCGCGCCCCGTGGCGACGTGTTTCTTAACGGCACCAAAGGCAGCGTTTGCTGCCGATACTGCTGCGAGGATGCCGGTGATCGGCTCCATACACTACTTGTTCCCTTTCAAGAACTTCTCGCGCTCTTCAAGGAGTTTGACCTTGACCTGAAGGTCATTGATGTCCTTGTAGATTTGCTCTTTCATAATAGCCCTGCGCTCGGCGCTGATCGGACTGTCAGTCGGCACGCCTTCTTTG